ATATAATATCTTCCTCTTTTGTGGAGGATATGACATGATTGATACAATTTTTTATCTTTGCGGGAAGCGACGCCAATGCGTGTTAAGGTCTCTCTCACCTTTAAAAAGTCATCTTCGTTTTGAAGTCTCACTTCAACGAAGTCATCCAATAAATTCATCTAACCACCTTTTTCAAATGTTTTTCTTATTATTTGTAGTTGTTCTGATGATAGAATGGATAGGGCTTCTTTGGCTCGTTCATTATTATAGCCATAATATTCTTTAACCATATCTAAGTCATCAAGATCGTCTTTCTTCACCCATTTTGCAAATCGCTTTTGGGAACGTATACTATTTAGATAATAATGAAATTGTAGCTTGTGGTCGATATGGTTTAACCTGTTCATTTCATTGGAATGAAATACAGTGTCTGGAAAATATGATAATGCTTTGTTTGCGAAGAATGGAACATATGATCGTTCAGCCAACTCATCGTTTTCTGATCCGGTCATCAAATCCTTTTTCGTGTGATTGATTGCGTTCACATAATCAAAAGGATTCATATTATTCTTTCGGTGGTTTTGGTGGAAGGTTAGGGTATGTTCCCCATGGTTCTCGCATCCATTCGGGTAGTCTTTGATTCTGTTTTGGATCCTCGACCCATTCTCTATTTGCTAGAAGAACAATCTTGCCTTTGTTTATGAACTCGCGCGTACAAAATTTATTCCCCAGAAATTCGTGGACACAATCAAAGCATCCGCTAGTATCAATCATCCACTTGTAATTGATTCGCTCAGCCTTTGGCTGATATTGATTACAGACTTCTTGAATTTGTTCAGGTGTCAATTGCTTCATTTGAATTCACACTCAACCATAATCTCGGTAAGGCATGCTACTATATTGATTTCACGATCAGCAACAAATGATGATTTGTACTGATAATCAGCTAGAATGAGCACGAGCTGTGGAATCGACTTTTGTTGAATATGGTCAGATGCTGTATCATACAACTTTCTGAAGAGCACATCATCCTCAATGTCTGAATGCTCACCAACCCATTTACGAACATTGGTGAAGTTCTTATCTGACAAGAAGCCAATTAGATCTTTGAATTTGGAGTCTTGAAAGTTGGTTAAGACACCACTATCAATCTTACCAGTGGCACTGTATCGTTGTAGCTCATTTAAAACTCTACGCCAGTCTGGGAAGTGCGTTTCAATCAAAGCTGCAACAGCTTTTGGTTCTGCTTCCACACCTTCTTTAGCAAGAATATCAAGAACGCGCTTGAAGAATGATGATGCCATCTTCGGACGTTCTTCTTTTGGAATCTTGAAATCAATAACACTACAACGACTGTGCAATGGCTCAATGATTTTATTCTTGAAGTTGCATGTAAGAATGAATCCACAATTCTTGCTAAACTCTTCCATGAAGTTACGAAGAGCTGGTTGTGTGGAGTTTGGATTTAGATAATCAGCCTCATCAAGAATTACATACTTTCTACCACCACGTAGTGATAGTGATGAGGCAAATTGTTGGATTTCGTTTCTCAGTGTATCAATATTGCCATTCATCGATCCATTGATTACGATATAACTACAGTCTAACTCTTCTAACATTGCTTTGGCAATGGTTGTTTTCCCAACTCCTGCTCGGCCTGCTAGTAAAAGATTTGGAATGTTTTGCTGGTCTACAAACTGCTGGAATGTTGCTTTTAATTCATGTGGCAGTATTGTGTCAGCCACAGTTTTGGGACGGTACTTCTCTACCCACAGAAATTCACTCATAATATAATCCTATTTGCGACGCCTCCTTCTTTTGGAACCAAGCGTCCTTCTCACGTCAAAAACTATTCTACCTCTTGGTAGAAGTTCAATTCTAAACCAACCAATTCTAAAATTTAGTCTCATTCAATCTGCAGTATAAGTCATCCCCAATGGTAACTATATCATAACCCTGTGAAGTTAAGATACCCTTGAGAATATTTATATCTACAAATTTATGTTCTATTTTAATTGATTTTGGCTTAATAGTCCACGAGTAATTCATTAAAATTTCTAGCTCGTGACCTTCCGTATCAATACGGAGCATATCAAGTTCTGTGATGTTAAATAATTTAAGAAACGTGTCAAGTGTAAGACATGGAACGGTAACATCAATCGCTTTACCAATATTGTAACCAAGCTCTTTGTTTTTCGGAATGAGTCTACTTCCACCTGCTTTGATGTGACTTATTCCTCTTACCCATTGTTCATTGGCCGTGCTTGGATCAATGTACGTCATGTCCATCGACCCATCCTCACTTGAAATAGCACAATTGATGAAGGTCGTTTTACGATCTGGTCGTTCTATCTTGCCACGCAACGATTCAAAATAAACAGGAATAGGCTCTATGAAATAGCCGGCCCAGCCCTCATCGAGAAGATGGTCCAAATTATCAAAATCACATGAGCCTATTTCTAAAAATGTTTTCATTTATTGAATGTCGATTTCTCTTCACATGTGATCCAGTAATTAACCTCTGGACCTACAAATGTTGCTAACCCACTTGAACAAATACCAACTGTATAATCGCCATGCATTAGCTTGATATTATCAGCTTTAAAGATCATCTTGAACGTGTAATCAGATTTACCTAGTTGGATGCGGAACTTATCTGCATCTGGATTCTTACTATCAATAGCTTCAATATAAAGTGATCCATCTTCACCAGTGACCGCAATCTCTGGCAACTGCATGATCTTCATCGCTTCCATTACCTTGTGAAGGGTATCGGCAGTTAGTGTGAATGTAAGCTCTGGTGTTGGAACGCCAGACTCAATCCACTGCAACAGTTTGGGACTAGGTGATACAACCAATCGTGGATCACCGAACGTATAGTTGACCTTTTGGTTACCAGATGACACAACGACCTGTGTCTCTCCAATATCCAAATCAGGATTGTCGAATAATGAGATTACTCCCAAGAATCGTGACAAATTATGAATTGCAAATGATGAAGGTACTTCCTCACTTATTACCGCCTTCGCTACAGTTGTTGTTGCAGGAGACACTGTCACCAGTGTCTTGCCCTGCGTAAACTGCAATGAAGGGTTGATAGCAGAAAAGTTCTTCAGGATTTGAACTGTTCTAGCATCTAGTTTCATTTTTTAGTTTTTTCCTTTTTCAATTTGGTTACATCTGCTGTTGCAGCAGCACCAATCGTAGCTAGATCAACCAAACTACCACCAAACACATAGCTACCAACGTGTTGTAGTTTCATCCATGGACAGAACCATACCTTCATATCTGCTTTTTGAGCATGATAGCAGAAGTTGTAATCTTCTGATAGATATCGTTTAGATTCTGGATCAATAATACAATCGAAGAATGCAATAATTTCACGACTACCATCAAAATGTTCAGTACGAACGTGATCTGGTTTGTAGCTTAATTCTGGATATGCTGCAGCATATTTTTCCAAAGCACTACGACGAATCATCATGAAGCCAGTACCAATCTCAGAAACCTCAACTGGCTCACCTAGTGGAATTGAGCCTTGGTTACCTTTAGGATTGAACACATAGTCCCCAACAAACTTCTCAAGGTTGTTTGGATCTTCATCTGCAACACCTTTATCAACCGCTTGCTTGATCTTTTCCCATGAAATACATTTCTTAGGATATGGGCCACCCATGATCTCGAATTCACTTTCAGGACCCATCATTGCCAATAGTGCAAGGATGTCTTGTGGATTGAAGCCAATGTCACTATCAATAAACATCAAGTGAGTTGCATCTGAACGTAAGAATTCATCCACACAGTAGTTACGAGCACGTGTAATTAACGACTCATTGAATAGGTAGTACAATTGCAATGGGATGTTATACTTTGCACAGATTGCGGATAAATCAGCAATCGATCTTGTGTACATACCAGCACATTGACCACCATACATCGGTGTTGCTACAAACAGCTTACGCTTCTGTAGCTCTTCAACTGAGATTTGTATTTCCATTTTTCTTCCTTAAATCAATCATTAAATGAACTCTAAAGGTACTACTTTTATTATAAACCGCATGATTCCAGGTGTTGTTGAGTTCGAAAGCTTCACCCTCATGAAAATAATAAACTGCATCATCTATTTCAAAGTGACATCTTGGCGTTGTTTTGATTGGAACGTGGATTCTATGTACAAATGCTAGATGTGAACCATCTGAATGTACTGGTATAATACCACCTGGTTCCAATGCCACTAACATTACTTTTGAAACATATGTGTCGGGATATAGAGCAAGCATGTGTTTAACATATTTGTATACTTCTACACCTAGCTCACTTTCACAATTTTCCGTATCCATATAGGTTGGTTCACTGTGATTTGCTTCCCAAACAAAAATTATACTCTTTGTGTTTGAATGCTCTTTATACCGTATCTGTCTGTAGGTATCTTTAGTCCATATAGGATCATCCATACCAGGCACCAATCGTTCCAATTTCGAAACATCATAATATCCCAAAGATTTGTATGGAGCATTCAGATCCATTAATTGTATTTCTTATCGTGCTCTTTGTTAATACCGTAGTCACCATCATATGAGCCAATCGATTGTGCGTCAAAGCTCAAATATTGACCAATTCTCGTACCTTGTTTAATTCTAGCAGTTCCACATGACACATGCATCACTCCAGCCATTACACCATGGTAGCCTGAATCATACAATCCACTAGTTAAGAAAACCCCATTACGGTTCAGTGTCGAGCGCGTGATTACCCAACCAGCTTCATTTTCACCAACGTTGATAATGTTTTCCATAATCACTTCATAGTGTCCGGTTGGAAGATTGTAAAACCCCTCTGAGTCCGGTTCAATCTCAATGCTGCCACGGTGAATCTTGTGGTCATTAGAAACCTCAAACACATTGTCATTGATCTTGAATACTTTACCAAGTCTTAGATCTACTGCATTTGGTTGACTGTCACCAGATTGTACTCCAGTAAGAGTAGATGTTGAACCTGGTCCTAAAATATGCTTCATTATAAAACTCCCATTTCTTCAAGTTGTTTAATTGTCTCCGCACCTGTTTTGTGCAATATTCCGTTACCACCACCTTCAACAAAAGCTTTAAAACATGCTGGTGAATCATCGATCAGCACAGAATCAGCTGTTGCATGCAATCCTTTATCAGCTTTCGATTTAGTAAACGTTGCAGGAAACTTGCTAAGGCCATGTTCCTTCAACCATTCTAGTTTATGTTCACTGACAAGATCAAAGTTTGCTTTCGTTGCACATGACAACATTTTGATCTCTACACCACAATTCATCAAGCGGTAAACTAACTCTCTTGAATCCTCGAGGAATGGTAGTTTCTTAAACATACCATCATGTACAGCTTCTGGCCAGTTGATATGATGGTTCGGATCTTCTCTTGGAATAATACCATAGCGTGCTGAATACCATGTGTTAAGGTCAGCAACAACTCCATCCATATCAAGATAAACGGTCTTTATCATTTTTCTCTTCTAAGAACGCAAAGTGCATCAACAAGATCACGTAGTGAATTGTCTTCAGCAAATCTTTCCTATTCTTTCCATCCTTCTTTCCAAATCTCATTAAATACTTAATGGCATTGTCTCGTAATGATGACTCAACACTACCCAATGCCTCCCAAACATCAATCGTCTGAACCTGATTAGATCCGACGTAATGTTGGTTATATGTACTGCCAACATATTTGGCAATCTCTTCAATAATCTTGTCTTCGTTATACTTCATCCCAAATACCTTTTCACAGCCATGTTAATATACATTTTATTGACTGATGCAATCAATATATTAGCAGGATCCTCTGTTTTGTGATTAAAGTCAACCTCTTCTTCAAACTTACCATTCAATAAACCGGTTGGCGATTCATCAAATTGAATACCATTCAACCCTGTCCAGATTGCTGCTGAGCTGTCCCATGTTGTGATGTAATCTTTAAATGGTTCCATCAACATGATTTCATTAGGACCATCTACCATTCCAAGCATGTGAATCTTCTGACCATTTTGTTTAATCTTGTCCAGGATACCTTTAGCTCTGAGAACGTGCATAAACATTGCACGACTAACAAATCGTTGCATCTTGTTATCTTTTTCTACGCCATATGCGTTCGGAATTGCAAGGATAGAAACTCCGATATAATCAACGATGTCTGGATTGTTTGATGCCCATCTAAAAGCATTGATCAAATCATCCATGTCACCAATTTTCGATTGTGGACAGAAGAATGTTTTGAATCCAGCTTCTTTAAACTCTTTGTGTAATTTGATTGCTGCATCAATTGTTACACTTGAATGTTCATTAGGATAGTCAGACATAACAATGTAGTCTGCTCCAACTCGTTTACCCATCTCAATCAATTGTTCTGATGGGTACATTGGACGACCTTGTTTGTACATCTCAAATGCTGAGTTGTCTAAGATCTTAACACCTTCTGCCTTGATGTAGAAGTCTGTATACGTTTGATCAGATTCAACAAGATGTGCTAAGATTAGATGTGCCTCGTTATCTTCTACAAGATTGAGGTGAGGGGTTGGTGCTATGTGACAGAATGATGCCATAATATATTCTCACTTATTCTTTAACAAATTCATATGATGACCAAGAACCGTTCTCGCCATCTTCACTTACTTCAATAAAAACAGTCCTGTCAGGATATTTATTACTAATAGCCGTATACAAGTCGTCAGAAATCATCTCACATGATTTAAAATTTAGCTCAAGCGTCTGATCATTATAAAGAGCCTCTAACCAACGTTTGAATTGGATAAACTCAATATCTCGATTATCATGCGTCACTTCAATACCAACTTTGAAATGGAATATGTGACGGTGTGGGTGTGATAGGAAACTTACATCATCTAGTTCAGGAATACGTGCTGCTTCAGGATATCTGTGAATACCCTCTTTACGAAACGTTACCCAAATAAACTTTGATACATTAACCATTATGCTATTGCCTTCCATGCGTTTTGTTTGATTGTATTAAATACTTTTTTAAATTCGTCTATATCATGTATTATAAACATTTCTGTTATTCCAGACAACCCATCAAATGTCTTTTGTGGTTGATTAAAATGTTCTTCTAGTGTGAAGTTTTTTGGAAAGAATGCTCTAATACATTGCTCACACATTTTTGCTGCTGTCCTTGCAACAATCGCATCCTTGTGTGATAAAGTAATTTTATCAAGAATTTCTATCTTTGTAAATATCTTATACTCGTCAGACTCAAATCGTTTAAGTGGGTTTGGCCACTTTGTGTGGCCAACTTTATCGCAATATGTTTCACCAATCCAAAACCTTGCCCAATATACTACCATAGTGATGTATTATCCTTGACGTGCAATATTCAAAAACTCTCTACGAACTTCTGAATCGGCCTCTGCAAATAAACCACGTGTTGATAGTGTTACTGTAGATGAACCAGTATCTTGAATACCACGTGATTTAACACAATAGTGTTGTGCATCAACGTATACTGCAACATCAGGCGTCTCTGCAATGAAGCTAATTGTTTCTGCAATTTGTTCTGTCAAACGTTCTTGTACTTGAGGACGCTTAGCAAAGAATTCCACAATACGATTCAACTTCGACAATCCCAAAACTTTATTGTGTGGAATGTATGCAACGGTTGCAACCCCATCAATCACTACAAAGTGGTGTTCACAATTTGATTGTACGTTGACATTCTTTTCACATACGAATGAATGCTTGTAGTCCATTTTATTATCAATTGCTGTACACTTCGGAAACTTGGTATAATCTAATCCCCAGAAGATCTCATTAACATACATCTTAGCTACACGACGTGGCGTATCTTCCAACGAGTCATCTGCAAGATCAAGACCAAGCGTTTCCATGATAGCACGGAAGTGTGGAATGATTGCGTCTACTTTAGTATCGTTGTTATCTAACACTCTATTTGTAATAGGTGTTTCCAACCCTTTGCTGACTAAATGTTGATGTACCTTTAGTCCCAACTCTGCATTATTTTTATGTACTGGATGTGACATTTAAACTCCTCTATAACTTGAACGAGACTTTGGTGTCTCAAACCAATCAACTTGACTTACATTGATACCCAATCCTGCCATCTTAGCATTTGCGATATCATATACCCACTTAGACAAGTTCTCTGATGTTGGAACAAAATCAACGATGAAGTAGCCTTCAAGCACTTCATACTCAGGTGTTTCAGCTAGATCTACAATCTCAGATAAATCTAACTCATAACCAGCAACATGTTTTGTCCCAGGAACATATACTGGTTTTGGTAATTTTTGTAGCTTGTCAGTTAAGGCATTCCAAGTACAATCCACCAACTGACCATAAATTGGATCATTCTTATCAATAATAAAACGATGATCCACATACTTGTCTAGGAAATTCTTCAACCAACCCGTGTGTTTGAAGTCAGTTACCATTCCACGTTCAAGATGATCACCCTGTAAGAATACATGTACTAACCCCTCATGTCCGTGCAAATGACGACACTTACAAGAGTAGTCACCATATTCACAATACTCATGCTCTAATTGCTGTGACCATACACGGTGGCCATAGCAGAAACTAAACTGCTTATCAATAATCCACTTACTCATTTTTGCTCCCATGGAAACATCACCCAATTATCTACGGTAATCAGCTCACCATAGTGCTCGGATGGACATTTTGTTGTATATCTTTGAAGAGGTGTTACTTTAATTAATTTACCCTTACTATCATCAGTATACCCCCAATCCTCAATTAAGTCAAGGAATGTTTGGCCCGAGTCATTAATATCATCAACTAGAAGGATGTTCTTGCCATCAACGAGATCCCTAGCGATAGAAAAGTTGTGTTCTTGTCGTTTAAAGTCTCTTGTGGACCAGTTTATTGTTTCTAACGGCTTATCAAGCATATGACTTAACATCACGGCTGGAATTAACCCACCACGATTAATACCAACTACGTAGTCGATGTTATTATGCATCACATCAAGATATAACTTAGCCGTTAGTGAGTGAATTTGGTTGTAGGTATAATGAATATATTCCATTAAGTACCCCAAGCATTGCGCCAAATATCAACTTGCAATCGAGGTGAATATCTCCAACCCAATTTCATTGCAAGTTCAGCAACCTGTTGTGTATTCAAGTTATAAACATCTGGTGTTCCACCAACAGGCATTAAATACACTTCACCCAAAAACCCACCAGCTCTAAACTCCTCAACTGCTCGTTGGGCATCTTCCACATCTTGTTCAGTTGCAACCACAAACTTGAGGTATGAGTCACCAAGATATTGATAGCTCTTTACAATCTCTGGTTTGATTGCATCTTCCCACTTCTCACCTGAACATGGTAGTTTGGCTGAGATTGAAAATGTGACTTCTCTATCAAACGGAGCTTCTTGCCACCAATCAACTAGAAACTGTGCAAATTCTTGTGTGATTTCTTGTGTACCATTGGTTTCGAATGTGATGTGATTAAGGTTCGGCATCGCCTTGATTAAATCTGGATATGATCGCTGCCATCCAAGTAATGGTTCACCACCAGTAATCACCAAGTGCTCATTGCGCCAATCATTGTTTGGTAACAACTCATTGATCTTCTCAACAAGCTCATCTGATTCAAACACTGGACTCAGGTGTTTAAATTTAGGATCCCAACTTGCGTAACTATCACATCCTGTACTTACTAATGGTAACTCATGATAGGCAATGTATTGCTGCGGATCAATAAAGTTCCTTTCAGTGCTCAATTCGCCTCTAGGCATACCAAAGCCAGCACATTGGAAGTTACATCCAAATGTTCTCAAGAATACACTGGGTACCCCTGTATACTTCCCTTCACCTTGAAGGGAATAAAATAACTCTGCTACTTTTAGTTTAGACATTTCTCATCTTTCTATTTGCAATCATCTGTTTGCGTTGTGCTCTTTGTAAATGAAATGGGTTCACTTTAGAAGTATACACTATTCCATTTAAATGGTCAAGCTCATGTTGAAAACATCTTGCTGTCATTCCAACAAATTTGTCATTGATCATCTCACCCGTAACATCTTGATATCGCACCTTAATAATTGATGGTCGTTTGACTGGCACAATAAGGTTTGGGAAAGATAAGCATCCCTCCTCCATTTGCACTTCATCAGTTGTAATATCAACTATACGAGGATTGAAGCATACTTTGGTTGGGTTAGACCACATCACAAATACTCGGTATGGCAAGCCACATTGGTTTGCCGATAATCCCAGTCCTTTATGGTGTATTAAGGTCTCAATTAAGTTGTTTGCTAGCTCACCTGGGTTGATTGGTGGGTTAGCAAAATCAAATGGTTCTAACTTTGTTGTTAGTAAGGGGTGTGTTGGTTTCACCAAATCTAAAATCATGCTGCCATCCTTGAAAAGTTTTTGTGTTTTTCGAACTTGATTACGCTGTGGAATTTGTCATAAAGTTGATCACCTTTGTGGCTTATAATAAACACGTTAGTATCTGCCACTAGTGACTGAATGATCTTTAAGAATTCATCTGTTCCAGTGTTATCTAAACTACTATCAAATACCTCATCCATGATGAGCAAATTAGTACTAATAGAATTACGCAACTTAGCAACGGCTCTCCAAGTAAATAGTAGAGCCAAGTCAATGCGCATTTTCTCACCTTCTGAGAAAGAGTCATAACTAAATTCATCTCTAAACCTCGATTTAATGGTTTCCTCAAAATTCTCATTCAATTCAAAGTTAACAAAGAAGTCCATTGATGCTAGATATTTGTTAACAAGTTTATTGATGATTGGAATGTATTGTTTGATGATCTTGGTCTTGATACCACTATCCTTCAACAGTAAACCTGCTACATCTAGTACCTGACGATCACTTAATAAGTTTTCCTTATCAGCTATCAATTGTTTCAATGCTTGTTTTAACGTATTGATCTCTTCAGTACCCTCATCAATCTGAGCATTGCTCGACTGTAGAGTGACAATCTCTTCTGTTAGACTCTTAACAAACTTAGCATTAGTGTTTATTTCGACGCTATACTCAGTTATTAGCTTTTGATGCTGACTGATACTGGTTATGATCTGTTCAGCGTCTTCTAGCTTCTTAACGATGGATCCATACTTGTGTTGTAGCTTACCAGATGCGGTATCTATTTCCTGCATGGATGTTTGTGTTTGTTGAATTGTATTTTCTTTAAAGTCGTGACTGATACCCTGTTTACAAGTAGGGCAGTCATCATGTGTTTGAAAGAACTCTATCTCTTTATTGTATTTTACATACTTCTCATGTAGTTTACGTTTAAGAGTTCGTAGATCTTCCTCTTCTTGTTCTAACTGTTCCTTATCAGAGATACTATCTTGTAACTGCTTGACTAAATTGGTT